TCTTGGAAATTGGTACAGAAGGTGCGCCCATTCAAGACTTGACTCATGCGGTTACAGTAACTGATGAGTTTATGAATGAAATGATTGCGGGGGATAAAGAAAAGAGAGCAATTTGGGCTAAAGTAATTCAACGTAGAGGTGAGATTGGATATCCATATATCATGTTTACCGATACAATGAATAACAAAGCACCTGAAGTATATCGTGATAAAGATATGAAGATTTATAACTCAAATCTTTGTTCTGAAATCGCACTTCACAACTCCGAGGAAGAATCATTTGTTTGTGTACTTTCATCTATGAATTTACTTCATTATGACGAATGGAAAGATACAGACGCAGTTGAACTTATGGTTTATTTCTTGGATGCGGTTGTTAGTGAATTTATCACTAAGATTGAAGACATTCGTGATAACGGAACAATTGAAGGTAAAAGAGCGTTCTTCTACTTAGAAAAGGCTTACAACTTCGCTAAAAGACAAAGAGCTTTGGGATTGGGAGTTTTGGGTTGGCACTCACTACTTCAATCAAAAGGATTACCATTTGATAGTAGAGAAACTGCAAGATTAAACATTGAGGTTTTTAAACTTATTAAAGAAAAATCTTATAAGGCATCTGCGGATTTAGCTAATATTTTTGGTGAACCTGAAACTTTGGTTGGTTATGGTAGAAGAAATGTTACATTGAATGCAATTGCTCCTACAACATCTTCAGCATTTATCTTGGGACAGGTTTCACAATCAATTGAACCAATTTGGTCAAATTGTTATGTGAAAGACGTGGCTAAATTGAAGGTAACCATTAAAAATCCAGTTTTGAAAGAATTGTTGGTTGAGTTGAAAAAGGATACTAAAGCGACATGGGATAGTATTAAAAAGAATGATGGTTCAGTACAACATTTGGATTTCTTAACTGAAGAACAAAAAGAAGTTTTCAGAACTTTTGCTGAAATTAATCAGGCTTCTATTATTAACCAAGCTGCGGTACGTCAAGATTACATCGACCAAGCTCAATCATTGAACTTGATGATTTCACCTGACATGCCAACTAAAGATGTAAACAAACTTCTTATAGACGCATGGCAGATGGGGGTTAAGACACTTTATTATCAACATTCAATGAATTCGGCTCAAGCATTCGCAAGAAAGAAACTTAAGTTGAATGACTTACAATGTGTTTCTTGTGAGGGTTAATTCTTAAGAAAAAAACAATCAATAAAGATAAAGAGGACTTCGGTCCTCTTTTTTTTATAATTTTTTGAGTTAAGATATTTATAGACAATGGCAGACGGCAAAACATATGGTATTAATTTTCCTTTCCAAAAAAGTAGGGATGGAAAATATTTGTCTTTATCACAAAATCCTGATGAAGAAATTAGAACTGACTTGTTGCATTTAATTTTAACAAGAAAGGGTTCTCGTTATTATTTGCCTGATTTTGGGACAAGAATTTATGAATTTATTTTTGAACCAATGGACGGACCTTCATTTGATGCCATTAAAGCCGACATTAGAGAGGCGGTAGATAAGTACTTACCAAATATTATAATAAACGAAATAACTGTAATGCCATATTTGGATGACCTTGAAGTACAGGGTGAATTAAATATGCAAAACTTAGGTGTTGGTGGTATTTATAGAATACCTGGTAGAGGTACGGAAGAATATACAGCTAAGGTTAGAATTGATTATACAATTACTGACACTGCATTTGAAAGCCGTGATTTTATAATAATAAATATTTAATATAAATGGCACAAAGAAAAATATCATATACTAACAGAGATTTTGAATCATTACGTCAAGACCTCATCAATTACACAAGACAATATTATCCTGAGTTAATTGATAACTTCAATGACGCATCGGTTTATTCTGTGTTTATGGATTTGAACGCAGCTATCGGTGATAATTTACATTATCACATGGATAGAAGTATTCAAGAGACGGTTCTGCAATATGCTCAACAACGTTCTTCAGTTTATAATATTGCAAGAACATGGGGACTAAAAGTACCTGGTGCCAGACCTTCAGTTGCATTAGTTGATTTCTCAATCACAGTACCGGCATTTGGTGACCAAGAAGATACTCGTTATTTAGGAGTTTTAAGAGCAGGTTCTCAGGTTGTTGGTGCGGGACAAACATTTGAAACTGTATATGACATTGATTTTTCAAGTCAGTATAATAATGAAGGTTTTCCCAACAGAACTAAAATACCAAATTTTGATTCAAATAATAAGTTAATAAATTACACAATCACAAAGAGAGAGACTGTGGTAAATGGTATTACTAAAGTCTTTAAAAAAGTGATTACACCTGCCGATGTTAAACCATTCTTTGAGTTCTTTTTACCTGAAAAGAATGTATTAAGTGTAACATCTATGATTCAAAAAGATGGTACATCGTATCAAGCAACACCAACATATTCAGAATTTATATCTTCACCTAACAGATGGTACGAGGTTGATTCATTAGCTGAGTATACGGTTTTTGTTGAGGACCCAACAAAACCTTCAGACATGCCAGGTATTAAAGTAGGTAAATATATTGATACAGACACTAGATTTATTACTGAATATACACCTGAAGGGTTTATGAAGATTCAGTTTGGTAATGCTACGGTTACTGCTGACGAACAATTAGCACAATTTGCTCAGACAGGTACGCCTATGAGAATACAAAATTATCAAAATAATATTGGATTAGGTAAGACGGTAAAGGCAAATACAACAATATTCGTTCAATATAGAATTGGGGGAGGTACAGTATCCAATATTGGTGTTAACTCAATTAACCAAGTTGGTACAATTAATTTTTATGTAAATGGTCCATCCGCTAACATTAATAATTTGGTTATTAATTCATTGAGAGTTAATAATGTGACTGCAGCTATTGGTGGGGCTAATCCACCATCAACCGATGAAGTTAGAAATATGGTTACATTTAACTTTGCATCACAGAACAGAGCGGTAACAGTTGCGGATTACAATGCATTACTTAAAAAAATGCCAGGAAAGTATGGTGCACCGGCTAAGGTTGCAATTACTGAAAGTGATAATAAAATTAATATCAACATAGTTTCTTACGATAGTAGTGGTAGATTAACCCAACAAGTTTCAAATACATTAAAACAAAATATTGCAAATTATTTATCAAATTATAGAATGATTAATGATTACATTGCGGTAAATGTGGCTCAGGTAATTGATTTGGAATATGATGTTTCAGTGGTTATAGATTCAACACAGAATCAGGGTGAAGTAATTACAAGAGTAATTGATGTAATATCACAAAAAATGAATCCATTGTTTAGAGAAATGGGTCAAAATGTTTCAGTATCTGAAATAAGAAGTGACGTTCAAAATGTTGCGGGAGTTATATCCGTCACAGATATCAGTGTTTTTAATAAAGTTGGTGGTCAGTATTCATCATCAGAAACTTCACAAAGATATTCAAACCCAGCTACAAAACAGATTCAATTAGTAGATGATACTATTTTTGCCGAACCATCACAAATATATCAAGTTCGTTACCCACAAAAAGATATAAAGGTTAGAGTAAAGAACCTTAAAAACGTAGACTTCTCATAAGTTTATTTACATACACATTTATTAAATTATTTTTGAAATTGGGTAAATAACTATTTATCTAAAAATATGACTTATGCCAAAATCCTATAGAATACGCACAAAATTAGGGGTAGACCAAAACATTAGAGTAAATGTTGAACAAGACTTTGATTTTCTTGAAATATTATCATTAAAATTAAGACAAGAAGACGTTTATACAAAGTTTTGTGCGGACTATGGTGTTGTTGTTGGTAGAGTTGTTGCTAACGGGGGATATGGTATCCCAAATGCTCGTGTTTCAGTATTCATTCCTGTTGATGATATGGATTTAGAAAATCCAGTTATTGCTGCGTTATACCCATATAAACAACCGAGTGATAAAAATGAAGATGGTTATAGATATAATCTTTTACCATACGAACGAGAATACGGTGGACATACACCAACAGGTACGTTCCCAACAAGAGAAGATGTTTTAACGAGAAGTGAAGTTTTAGAAATTTATGAGAAGTATTATAAATTCACAGTTAAGACAAATGATTCGGGTGACTTTATGATTGTTGGAGTACCGTTAGGTTCCCAAGTTGCTGTTTTAGATTTGGACTTATCAAATATGGGATGTTTTTCTTTAAGACCCCAAGATTTAATTAGAATGGGTAAAGCAACTCAAGAACAATTTGACGGTAATCAATTTAGAGCATCTGAAAATCTTGATACACTTCCACAAATTATTCACCAAACAAAAGACATTGATGTTAGTTCATTTTGGGGTGAAGGAGATGTATGTGATGTCGGTATAACAAGAGTGGATTTTGATTTAAGAGATTTAGGTATTGAAATTACACCAACCGCAGTGTTTATGGGCTCAATCATGAGTTCAAATGATAGTCAAATGTTAAAGAAAAACTGTAAACCAAAAACAGAACAAGGTGATTTATGTGGGATGGTTACAGGACCGGGTGAAATACTTGCGATTAGACAAACAATTAATACTGATGTAAATGGTGACCCAATATTAGAACAATACAAGTTAGAAAATGGAGGTAAGGTAATTGATGAAGACGGAGCGTTTGTTGTGGACGTACCAATGAACTTGGATTATGTGGTAACAAATGAATTTGGTGAAGTTGTGGTATCACAAGACCCAAGAATTGGAATACCTACTAATGGAAAATATAGATTTAAGGTAAAATATCAATCAGAAGAAAATGGTGGTGGTGTAAACCCATTAGGTGGATTCTTTCCAGTTCCTGGTGAAATATTAAGGGCAAATTTCTTAGTACCAAATATTAAAGAATATGGATGGACAGGAACTACCGCAAATCCTGGTATTGACCCAGCAACATTTGCTGATGATAAGAGTCCTAACTATGACCCTAATTTTACTGCTAATACTCAATGGCAGATGTTTCAAAAGTCATATTCATTTTCATTAGATTGGAATGACTATGCTAATAAAACCGCTGCTATTAATTGTGAGGATACTTTCTATAAAATGAAGTATAACAAAGTTTATACTACTTCACAGTTTATTGATGAATATAGGAAAGGTACGGGTCGAGCTAGATTTATGGGGGTTAAAGAAATAATTGACCGAAGTTGTGAAAATGATACTAATAGATTCCCTGTAAATGATGGTGTCCGAAATTTTGATTTTCTTTTCTTCTTATTCAATATATTAATAACAATTATTACTCCAACAATATTGGCATTAATTATCATATCAAATATTATATGTTTCTTATGGCCAATTTTAAGAGTAATTATTAATATTATTGGAACCGTAATTTTAAGTGTTGTAATACTATTATGTAATGTTGTTAAATTTTTATCGTTTGGATTGTTAAAAATAAATTGTCCTAAATGGCAATTAGTTAACATTGCTAAAGATTGTCCGATGACGGCAATTCCATTACCAAATTTATCATATCCCGATTGTAATGCTTGTTCTTGTGAAAGTAGAGATGTTGTAACTGTTGATGATGGTCAAGATTTAAATTTTGTTGCTAATAATTCTTTGTTAATTAACTCAAATGAATATATGTTCTTTGAACAAATAATTGCACAAGAAAAAGTATCGGGTAACTATGAAATTAAAACAGATTGGCAATCAAAATATGTTTACGGATTTCAAAGCACTATGTCTGGTTTTGATAATGGTACCAATAATGATATTTGGACTAAAGCACCATTCATGGACGATATTGACCCTGATGGTAATCCTTATACATCGTATAAAACATGGTCTTGGGATTTACCATTAAGTGAAAGATTAAATTTGTTTAACGTTAAATCAAAATATCATACAGATAGTTCTACTAACAAAATAAAAGTACAAGTCAATCCTAATAGTAATGTCGGAAAGTTTCACTATGACAATGTAATGGCAATTGTTTGTGACCCAAATAGTGAACAAACATTAAATGCTGGTTCAATCATAACATTCCAAGATGTTAATAGTTCATTAGACCCAAACATTAGTGGAGGAACTACAGGTACTTCAATAACCACATCAACGTATAATGTTACGGTTGGTTATATGAACCCATCTAATTTAGCGTCTAACAATAATACTGTTTATTTAATTACTGGTTCAACTGGAAGCGATAAAGGTAAGTATCTATATCCGTCTGATGTTGAGTATTATCAAGTTATTACCGCAACTACTGTTGGAACATATATTGATACTGCATGGCAGTGGGGTCAAGCACCGGCATCTAATGAGGCTGGATATGATTCGGCAAATGATAAATTCATTAATAGATTTTTAATGGGTTATCAGAGAATTAAAAAAGGTGGTGGTTCTAATCCTGACATTTATCCTGATGGTGGTGGTGATGATAAATTTGAATACAATTATCCTAATTTAAAACTAAATACGGATTTTAGAAATCATGTTGTGGTATTCTTAGTAAGAGGTGTAGATATGTATACCGACAGACAAGATACCATTTATGATTTATCACCACTTTATGGTACTACATTTGGTAACGGACCTAAAGTTAGAGGTAACTACAAAATGAACATACCAATTCAAAAGTATAGTTCGGCAAGTAATTGGAAATTATCAAGACATAATCTTTTAACTAATAATGGTAATAGTAATAATGGGTATTTGTTCTATGGTAGTTATACGTTTAGTGTTGGTACTAATTATGTTTCATATGTTACTCAAAACCACTTAGACTATTCTTGTTTAGATAATAATAATTTTAAAGTTGGTTCGGCATCTGCGGGTTCTTCAGGTGATTTTAATTTAATTAACAATGCTGTTGCTACTAAAAATAGTGCAAACAAAATGGTTAATATTAATAACAGTAAAGATGGATTTAAAAACGGATATAAAGATAATGAAGTAGTTGAAGGTGGTACTATGATGTTATGTAATGGTGGGGCGGGTAATTCAAATAGAAATGATTATTATTACTATTCACCGACATATTTCACACAGTATCCTAGTGATACTTTACCGATGACAGATACGACTAGAATTATTATGAGGTCAGAAAGATTACCATCGTCTGATGTACATGATAGAAGGTTTGTATTACATCAAAATAAAGACTTTGCGATTTATAAAGTATCAGATAGTGGTACTAGTACTCAAACCGCACCAACATATTCAACAGGTACCGATAACTTTAATGACGCACCTGACGATTTCGCAGAAGACGCGGGAACAATGGCAGCAACAATCCTACAAACATTCTCATGTGATACTATGGTACCTTTGGATTGTTATGATAAATCAGGAGACCAATTTACTGTAAAAATACCTACAGATAATTGTTACTATGTTGACAAACCAAAAGATATTAAAAAGATGTATGGAGGTTGTTATTATCTAGTACAAAAACCAAGTATTGGGGGTATAGTAAATGATATTAATTTATTCTTTGAATGGAGAAGTAGATTTAGAATGATGTTTGCTCTTTGTAGAAACGTTGTTTCTTTAACATTTGTTAATAACTGGATAAATGGTTCATTATATATGTTCTCATTTCAAAAAGACACTCTTTATTTAGCTCCATTCTCAGCGGCAACTTTTAATACAGATGTAACATATAGATATTGTACAGATAACATTGTTTTCAAAGAGGGAAATAATTCATTCTTTTATAGAAGTTCACCATATAACGGAACAGTTTTTACTGGTAAATCTTCACCAAGAAAAAATAATGGTGACCCATATCCAGCATCTGCGGCATTAAATAATAGATTATTAGGATATCCAACAACTATGATGGATTTAGGTCCAAGAGACCCATTCGTTAAAGAAATCTGCTTTAATCCTGATTTTGAGGGTTATATTGTTGATAAAATTTCAAGTACTAGTTATTCTGACACATCAGATTTGTTACAGTTATTTGTTATTAGTAGATTAACCGATGCGAACTTTTGGGAACAGGTATTAGGGTTAGGTGATGGTTCAATATCTAAACTATTCTCAAGGGAAAATAGTAGATTAGATGGTGATATTGCACAATTATTAAGTATAAATTCTGAATTTGGTGTTTCACCATATCTTGGTGACAACTATACTGATGCTAATATTAAGTACTTAAATAGTCCTGATGGTCCTGTGTTAGGTGTATTCTTTACGGGTAATACTCAAAATAGAGATTTGGTAACACCTGGTAGAGTCACATTTGCTGATAATACTATAGTTTATTTATCTGATTATTATGGTTTTGAAGACCAAGAAGTTCCATATCATCCATGGAAGATACAACCAAATGGTAATATGATTTTTGGAACACAAGTAAACGATTGGAATACTAAAACTGCTGTAGATACAAATATCACCACAATATATTATCAAAGTGTTGATAGACTTTTAGGTGGACAACCGGCATCTCAACAACCAACTTTCCCATCTCAGGTCTCAACTCCAACAACACAAAAACCAGGTTGGATTTATAATTCATCTTCAACAGGAGGTCCTAATCCGACAATAACACCTAAAACTACAATTGGAACAATGCCACCATACATTATGGAAGGTTCACCATATCACTTCTATTTTGGATTAAAAATAGGTAAGAGTGCGATGAATAAGTTCATAACAAAATACATATTTAATGAAGACTTGATATGAGCCAACCATCGGAAATAAGAATAGTTAGAGGTTCAGATAGATACAAAGGTGCTACTGATAATGACGTATTTATTCAGTTAGGGCTTAATCAGGATGAAAGAGAACTAGTTGAAGGAGATAGAACGGTACTCTTAAACCTTGAAGAAAGGTTCTATGAGGAAAGACAAAAAAGTAATACAATTCGAGTAAGTGGTAAAATCACTAACTTATTTAATAATTCAATATCAGGTTATACAAATTATACTCCTTATGGGAACAATTTATATTATCTAAATGCTGTTGAAGCTAAAACAATAAATGCACAACAGAGTCCACCACAAATTAGTGCGTGGAGGGGATATGTCCAATATGATGAATTCTCTTTTTATAGGACTACAGGAATACCCGGTCATATTCCATATGTAAGCAAAAGTGCTTCAACATATAACTGGAATGTCTATTTAAGTTATGCTTATTCTTCAGATACAACTCAAGTCATGAGATATGAAAATGAAGAGATGTCTGCGAGTGTTAATTTTACGGTTTCAGATGGTATTCCATTTGTTATTAAAAATAGGGAATATAATGGTAAATCATTAATTACTTTTTACTGTGGATGTAATCACAATCTTTCAGAGGGTGATTATGTAAGTCTTTCATTTGCGGTTAATGGAAAAAATTATTTTCCGGTATATTCATTTGGTGATGAAAACTTTGGTTCAGAGTTAAAAGTATTTTCAATTTATAATTTAGGTTATGTTTCAGGTTTTGCAGATGGAACAACAGGTACGTTAAAAAGAATAATAGATATTAATAATACAGGTGAAACCACATCAAAATATTACATCAGAAAGAATAAAATTTTAACTACGGTTAATGATTATACTTTAAACAAATTAGGATTTGAAAATAACCCATTCTCAAATAAAAGAAAATTAGAGTATTCTGCTTTAACACCAAATAATGTTGAAAGAATATCAATTAAGGATGGAAGTGTAACTGTTGGATATTCGTTTGAAAAAGATATTGATATTACTAATCTAATCGATAACAACAAAAAACCCGTTAGAGAATTATTTGTAACAATAATTCAAAAAGGATATATGGGTTGGTTTAATAAACCATATGCAAACGCATATCCCGGTTTAAATGTTGGATGGGAGTTTAATTTCCTAAATGATAATGTGGATACTTGGTGGGATAATTCAAATGTTAATAATAAAGATTTTGGATTAACTACATCGTCATACTCATATAACGGACAGACTTTTTATTATAATGAAAATTTAAGTGTTGGTGATGTTATTGATGGGGATTTTTGTGAATGGAATGATTACATGATGGTGGAAAATGTATTATCACCTATGTATCACAAATTTAGTTATAACCCTATTTTATTTACTAACAACTCACCTGTTAATTTTGAGTCGGGATATTTGTATCGGCCACATTATCCAGTTCAAGTTAGAGATTTCTCATCATATATTGAAACAGGACTTAAGTTTGAGATTGATAACATACCCGACTACGCTTTTTATTCGGAAACTGACCAACAATGGAGGTGGAGAGATATATATCCATATGGATATATTGATGAAAATGGAGATGGTGTGGACCACCCCTTTACTAACAACGCACATTATCCGTTTAAAGAGATACTTTTCTTACAGGTTCCACCTATTAGAAACTTCAACCAAAATGTTGGTATAATCGTAGACCCAATAATTGACGACTGTGAATAATTATAGATTTCCAAAATTAGACCAAACCCAACAAATCAATATTCCTATTGAAATGTCATGGGATAATGCTGGTCGTAGTGATAGTATTGATGTTTACGAGGAAGAAGTTTTGGATTTAATTATAAATCCAACAGAAGACTTTGAGGTTACTCGTTATGCTCACAAATTGTATGACAATACTAAGACGGATATTAATTATGAGTTTTATTTTTTACCACCACTTTATCAGGTAACGGCATCAACCGCATCTGATTGGGTTATGTCATATACCGCAGAAACCTTCACAGCTAAAGAGATATATTACTTTTCAAATGCATTTAAAAACAGTTTCTTCAAATTAGATTTTTATAATTCTAATGTTATTGAAACTCAACAGATAAGAGCCACTATTATTATCCCCACGCAACAGGGGGCAACGGTAAACGCAAATATAGGTACTGGTTTAACAACACAAAACGTAGCAATTAAGACCCCCAACTTTGATTTAGACTATGTGGGTGACAAAGAAGGATTTTTTGTGTATTGGTTAAAGAACCCGACATACATTACGGAAACAACTTTTTATATGTCGGCGAAATTTTACAATGCAAAAACGGGGGATTTCATAAGAATGATGATTGAACCACAATCAAATTTACCAAATCCATTCAATTTTGATAAGTCCAAATATTTCTTTTACAAAGTAGATGTGGATTATGCAAATTTTGAATATGAGGTTAAGGATTTATTTAACCAAAGAGTAGGGACTCAGACAAACCCCATAAAGTGGTATGAATATGTTAACCCATAATGGAATCTGAAAAGTATTATATTAGAATATCTCCTGAGGTATTAAAGGATGACATCATTCAAGAGACATTTGGAACCAACACCTTTGGTGTTTATTCGGGTATGTCTTATATTTTAAGTGGGGGAACAAATGGTGATAGTATTTTAACAGGACTTACTATTCCTATTTTATTTAAGGATAGTTTTAATGACTTGGGTTATTACACACCTTTTGATGGATATATTTTACAAAAAGAGGTTGTTAATAATTTCTTATATTCTGCCGATAGTTCTAACAATTATCAGATTTATGTTTACAATACTTCTGATACGGAGTTTAAGAGTTTCTTGCAGTTGAGTAACTATTTGTTAGATTGGGGGGACGGAACACCAGTTCAAATCATCAATCAAACATCTCCGAGTTATTTAAGTCATACGTATACTTTCAGTTCTGATTTTACAATTACATTAACTCAGACAAATCCTTGGGGTACAACTCAAGTATCTAAAACTATTCAGGTTCCTTACACTGGTGCTACGATTCCTAATCCTTTTGGTGAGATTACATTCACACCTCAGGGTGGTAGTTGGGCTGGTACACCTTTGAGTTATGATTTTATTTTCACGGGAGATTCTGAAAATACGGTCCAAGCTCA